ATTGACTCGGCTATACCCGGATCATCCGCTTACCGCTGAGCTCCTGAGACGCGTCGATCGCGGCGACAAGATCGGCCAGAGCATCGGCGGTTGGTTCACCGAGATCCGTTTGATTGCGGATGAAGATGGCGAGGTTGGGCGCGTCATCGTGGAAGAGGTGGAGCTCGATCACCTTGCCGCAACTCGATCGCCTGCCAATCCGGACTCGTGGATTACGACCTTGCGTGACAAGGTGGTAGCCGCGTTCCGGTCGATCACGTTGGAACGGTCGATCGATGAAGCGCCGAACTATCGGCTATCGGATGACCCAAAGGTTCAGAGTTGCGGGAACTGCCTGTTCTACAAGGTGACGGAAGCGGGCGAAACGGAAACCGGTCATTGCATCATGTTCGATTTCCGCACTGCGGATTTGGCTCGTTCAGACTTCATCTGTGAAGCGTGGAAGCTGAAGGACGAAGACGCGGATCTATCGAAGGCGATCACGTTCGGCCCGGTAACTGACCAACGCGCGACCGGTCCAATCGTTCCGGTCGTTGCTGTTCCTCCTGTTGTCTTCGACAAGAGCTCTTCGGTGATGGACGAACGCGCGATCGTTCCGTTCCAAGATCTTCCAATCGATACCGCCTCGGATTGGTCGTGGGATGCGGCAGCGCAGAACGCGATCCTAGGCGACGGTGGCGATGATTGGGACCGGTACAAGAAGGCACACGTTTGGTTCGATCCTGACAAGCCCGACACAAAGGACGGATACAAGCTCCCAATCGCGAAGATGATCGACGGCAAGCTGACTTGCGTTTGGCGTGCCGTTACGTCGGCTATGGCCGTTCTGAACGGAGCGCGAGGCGGAGCGGACATACCCGAAACCGACCGGCAGAAAGCGTATGACCACCTGGTCAGGTACTACGCGAAAGCCGAAGAGGAACCACCGGAACTGAAGGCAGTTGATGATCTCACGCCTGAGAGTTCCGATCACGTATCTGGCCCGTGTGATTGTCATGCGAGCCAGCAACCCGAGGCTGAGGCTACCTCGGCCGAGTCACCTGGAGAGACAATGGACAGTGCACAGATGGCGGAACTCGCCAACCTGATCGCGGCTGCCTTGGCTCCAACGGTAACGGCACTCGCCAAAAGCGAGTCGGCACCGAAGGAAGAGCCGAAGCCCGCCGCACCGGAGGCGCCGAAGGCGGATCCGTTCGTTGAGTTGCAGGCGCAGTTCAACGCACTTCGCGAACGCGCGGAACGACAGGAACACGTGATCCGGCGCCTTGCGTCGGAACCCGTGAGACGTGGTCAGTCCGTAGCCGCGATCACCACGAACGAACATCGTGGCGATCCCAGCGAATCGGATCGGTGGAAGAACATCCGTACCATGGCGCGTGACTCCGGTTGCGAAGCCATCGCAACCGTGCTCAGCGACAAGATGATCGAGCACATGACGGCTGGCCCGTATGGGTTCCAGAATCCCGATGGGTCGCAGATGCGCGTTGCTTCGGCACGCCAGATGTTGGACACCGGATTGCACACATTCCTGAATGCGTGCATTGCCGATGGACTGATCACCAACCCGTTCGAATCCGCGTCTTGGCAGCGGTGAAAGAAGGAACCAATGGAAGACTACGGGTTCAACTGGGGTAAGGTCGACAAAGAGCGCAGTGAAGCTGCACAGCGCGCGATCAACGTTGGTAACGCCGGGTCCGCTCTGGTCCAGGTGTACATCAACCGGACCGTGCAACAGATCTCGTTGCGTGAGATGGGAGCTCAGGCAATCCTGCCGCGCAAGCCGGGATCTGGTGACAAGGCATACGTGAACCGGCGCACGCCGGGAACCACGGGCGGAACGTGGGTGGACGACACCACCGAACCGACCGAGGAAACCGGCTCCTATGCGCAGACGAACTTCACGTATCGAACGCTCATCACGCGAGGCAAAGTCACCCGGAAGATGCTGGCGATCGGCCGGTCGTACGGTGATGCGCTTGCGGAAGAGCTGACCGGGAAGGCGGAAGACTTCGCCGATCAGTTCGAGTATGGCGTGATTCAGGGCAACGCGGCATCCAACGCAAACCAGATCAACGGACTGATCACGTTGATTTCGGCGGTGGCTGGCCAGATGGTTGGTCAGACGTCGAGCGCCGGCGCAGATGATCTCACGTTGGCGAAGGTCGACCAGGCGATCGATAAGGTGAAGGGGTCCGCTGCGCGCGAAGACCTCGCCATCATCGGTTCGCATGCCGGTCTTCGGTCGCTCAATGCGGCGTTGCAGGCTCAGCAAGCCTTCAACGACATGACCGAAATCGCCGCTGGGTTCCGCGTTCGAACCTATGACGGGATCCCCCTGATCCTGTCGACTCAGGTTCCGGATGTGCTGAACTGGGACGGTTCCGCGATCATCGGCTACACCGGCGGAACAAGCACTGCGCTGATCATCGTGAACACGCGATATGCGTGGATTGAGGAGCTCACTCCACAGACCGTTCTCCCGCTCGCGAAGACCACGAGCCAATACGATCAGTTCGACATGTTCATTGATGCGGCCCTTGTGTTGGCAAACACGAAGGGCGCTTCGATGCTTTGCGGAGTGCTTCCGAAGTAATCCTTCGGTTGGTCCGTTCCGCTCCGGTGTCTGGTTTCGACCGAACACCGGAGCGTTTTTTTTGTGTTATGGTTGGCGTGTTGAACGGAGCGAACATGCCAGCAATCGATTCAGATATCACACCGAAGCATGCCTATCGTTTCGTGTTGCGTCGATACGATAAGGCGGCCAATCGAAGCATCTTGGTCCAGGGATATGCTGAATCGACGCACAGCAAAGCGATCACGTTGAACGGAGTCACGGCACAGACCATCTTCGTTCGCACGAAAGAGCTACGTGATCGCGCCATGAAAGCGAAGTTCGGAGCGTGGCGAGATGAGACGGCGGAATGGTTCCGATACCTAAACACGTTAGGCCCGGAACTAGAAGGCGACGAGCAAGCACTATACAAGTTCCTTCGTGATCGTGGCGCCAGTTCTCGCGCTGTGATCAATACGGAACTGGCTTGGGATAACCCCCGGTTCCGCGCAACGGTGAAGGGGCTCCAAGCGAAGGAGCTCTTGATCGTTACCGGTGCGGCCCGGTCGACACGTTACTCTGTGGTCGAGGTAAAGTGATGGCACTGGCAACCCGCGTAAAGGTGAAACGAATCCTGGGCATTCCGGCCGGGATCACCGTTCACGATACGCGCATCGATGACATTGTTTCCGATGTCGATTCGATGATCCTGGGCGAGGTTGGCCAAACCGCGATCACGCAAACCACCGTTTGCGAATGGGTGCCGATTCTGTTCATGAGCGGTCGTCTTCGGCTGTCGCATTGGCCAGTCATCTCGGTTGCTGGTGTGACGCAAGATGGAAGTGCCGTTGCGGCAGCCGATTACACCGTTGATTCCTCTGGATACATCGACCTGATCGACAGTTCCGCGTATTGGACCAAGGGACGGAAGACTGTACAAGTCACGTATACCTATGGGATCAAGGATGCGGATCTCACCGACGTTAAGCACGCTGCCAACGTATGGGCGGCCGCGATGTTCAACGTCGAGCCCCACGTTGGATTGGAATCCGAACAACTCGACTCGTACAACTACAACCTGTCGGGTTCGAAGGGCTTCGACATACCGCCTTCGGTCGAACGTGTATTGGCAAGACTGCGGAACGTGATCAGCTAGTTGGGAGAAATCGTGCGAGATACGAAGGCGGCAGAGCGCGCTTGGAAGCGGTTCGCGAGTAGCCAGCCAAACGAAGAGAAGCCAATCGGCTCCGTTCGTGATGCGGTTGTCGCTGGTGATGCGGTCACGTTGAACTTGAAGGCTCCGCCCTGGGATGGCGAACTCCCGTCTATCGGCATCGTGTTGGCGTGTACCGGTTGGGGAGCGGGCGAAGAGCGAGCCTACCGCAACGCTGTGAAGGTGGTCGAAACGCAACCCAAGACGTCGTTGGTGCTGGTACAGAACGACGGGTACTCATGGAATCCCGTGGCGTCACTGCCGAAACGTGGGCGAATCAAGACGGTGTGCATGCGTAACGACGGGTTCTCA